GGTTAAAAAAAGACAGCATTGTGCAGAATCACTTGTTTGACTGTCATTTGTATAATATGGCGATAAAGGATATATTCGTTGATGACGTTTGCCGAGACTTTAAGATCACCAAAGGCACGTGGGCAGACTTTGTAGAAATTTTGAAAAGTAATAGTAAGTAAACAAAAAAGACTATATTTGTATAAATCAAAAACACTAAAAGTATGAATCCGCTTGAAATCGAAAGACATAAGCTAATTATAGAAAAAGCAAAAGAGTTGCACACGGTTTGTTTTTCAAATGATAACGAAACAGTTGCTAACATTATTGAGCAGTCTCAAAATGTATTAGATGCCTACAACAAAGAAAATCTAATGGCGGTTGATGCGACAAAAATTGAACTAGGTAAATTTATAGGGGGCGCAAAAAAATTAATTTATCATAATTACATTGGTGATGAGGTACAAGAACTAAATGATGATATTAATGAAATAATGTCTTATGGTTATGATTGGATTTGCGAGTCTCATAAAATCTATTATGATGAAGATGATTTTGACATTGATGTGCCTAATTTGTGCAATAAATGCTCAAAGCTGTATAGAACAATTCAAAGTCGGTTAAAGGAGTTGTGCAATAGAAAACAGAAGATGTATTCAGAATTTAAAAATGCAGTTGATTCAACTGTTTTTTCTCAAAGCACAGTAAACAAATATATCTTGTATTTGAGGCAGCACAGACCCGTAACCTTTAGCGATAACTCTTTAATTGGAGCTTTAAAAAACGCTATCCATTTAGAGATATTAAAAGAATTTCAAAACCAAAATCAAAAATTAATAATTAAACACAGTTAGAGTATGAAACCAGTAAACAACAAGTCAATGATTGCTTTTCTTTTCGATCAAATGGAAAAGCTAGACAAAAATGAAATAGACGTTCAAAAAGCTAGAGAGCAAGCGAACCTATCAAAGCAAGTTAATAATGCTATGAAGTATGAGCTAGACCGAGCAAAGGTTAAAATGGAATTAGCATCTCACAACGCTATTTACAAAGATGGTTTAGATTTACGAGAAATAGAAAGCAAAAATTTTTAGAACAATAAAAACAATTACAACACTAGCTATTCTAATAGCATCGACAACACTAAATGCTCAACTAGCATTTGAAGGGTACAACAAGTTAAAGGACGGATCGAAAAGCGGCTATCGGTTGATGGTCGGCGACACGACAATAACCTTTAAAGATCAAAACATTGATAAGCACAAAGGGAAGTACGAAATCGAAGGCGACAAATTAACCTTGTTTTTTGACACGGTTAATCCTCAGTACTGTGGCGCTGCCAATCGTTTTGCGGAGTATGTAATAACGCGAAATGAATCGGAGTTGCATATAACCAGCAGCAACCTCGACAACCAATGTGAGCAACTAGACAGCCTTGTTATGGGTGTATGGGTTGCCCAAGGTGTTCAAGTGAGCGTTACGGCAGTTTCCAATAACTCAGAAGTCAATGTTTATCCTAATCCAGCGACTACGCAAATAACGCTAGAGGGTAAGAAGTCAAAGATTACATTTACAAGTATTGCAACGGGTCAGGTTACGGAGTTGGAAACGAACGAAACGCACGACATCAGCGAATGGCCGCGAGGATTTTATCACGTTGAATCATTTGGTTTAATCGTGTTGAAATGAATCGAATCGTAAACGAAGGCGGTAGATACTATGTAGAGACAAAAAAGTATCTACTTGGCATAATTCCATTTTGGGTAAAGGTCCGGGAAAATACAACGGCAACTTATGACCGTGTAATGTTTTTCTACGACTGGTCAGACGCTAAAAATCACTTACGGTATCTAAATCGAACCAATCAGCAGTCTTAACTAGCTTGCGGTTTTGGAAATAGGAAATTTCATCACCAATTTTTGCGTTTTTATATTCGGAAATAAACCTATCGACTTGCTCAGGTTTCCAACGAATCGAAGCAGCCGCATTTCTAAACTTATTTTCAATGTCCTGACGAATCATTGAGTAATGGTGCATCATTACCTCACTTTGCTCAAATAAACGCCACTTGTCGCACGTGTTGACTTGAATCGAAGGGTCAACTCTTACAGGATAGGTTTTTTGCCTCTGAACGCGCGTATTTGGCTGTAACTTGCAGATAAACGGCATAAAATAGTCCTCAATAGGGTCTAATCGCCACGTTACACGCTTGTAATAGGTAAACATTCGGGTAAAAGTAACGCCATAACCGCCTTTTTCACACTCATTTTTAGCCTGATTAAACTCTGTACGGTTGTAAAAATGGTCGGTTGCGCTGAAAAAATAGTGAGAAGCACCTAATAATTTAGCCGCATCAATCAATTTATTGTGCTTTTCAATCTCGTTTTGCTTGGTGTTCAGGCTAAAATCGGGCTGAAATTCAATGATTGTTATCTTAGAATCGTGGAAAGAGCGCACAAAATCCTCGACATTGTGGCAATACTCGCCCTTATTGCTGGTTTTTTGGTAGCAAATAACAATAAAATCAACTTCGTGATAGATTTGCTCAATAGATTGCTCAAGTAGTTCTAGTCCGTTCCAAACGGTATAAAGTGCAGCTAACTTCATTTGATCTTTCTTGCTGGATTACCTACAACCGTCAAACCTTCGCTTATGTCCTTTACCACAACAGAACCCATGCCGACAATAACATCCTTCTCTATTGTAATTCTATTGCGAACGGTAACGCCTATTTTTAGTTTTGCGCCATCTTTGATTAAGGCATAGCCACCGATAATTGTACCAGTACTTATTTCACAATTACTACAAACCTTCGCATCGTGTCCTATATGGGAGTGAGCCATTATTATATTATTGTCGCCAACGGCAGTAAATTTACTTTTATCTTGTGGTCGCTGAATCGTAACGTGTTCGGAAATCACATTGCCATCTCCAATAGTTACAAAGCCCTCAAACTTATCTGCATTTCTTATTTCTCCATCCGAACCTACAACAGAGTAAGCGCCTATCTTGTTATTTTTACCAAGCCTTACATTTGGGTAAATTACGGCAGTAGGGTGTATTTCGTTTGAAGAATCAAACCTTGCGTATGGGTCATAAATATCCATTGAGTACAGGTATTTTAGTTAGTAATTCTTTCGGTGCGGATGGTAACTCTTTAGTAAATGGCGTTATGTTTACGCCTGTTTTTACATCAACGGCAAATCCATCAATATGGCGGCATTTAAAACTCATCTTGCTATAACTTATTCTCCGTAGTTTTCGTTGCATTGAGCCATCAAGGCGGCAATTTAACCCACTACGCCAGGGAGAGTAGCTTAACGCCTTTAGTAAGTCAGCAGAAAGGCATCTACCTATCCCAACAGTCTCACCACTACGCCCCTTGTCATAGCCGTTAAAATAAACAAGCTCTTTCGTTGGTACATTTAGTAGGTAGCAATCTTGAAGCCCCACGAAGTCATAACCATCGGAGACATTTTGCAAAAGGCGTTGTAAGGTGTCTTCACAAATAAAATCGTCTGAGCCTAAGAAAATAGCCGCATCAATATTTTTGTATCTTAAAATGTTCGAGCCGTAATTCCATTTATTGCTCAATGGTCGGTTAGGATAGTGGTGGTATTCAAACAAAGTGGTGTCGCAAATATCTTTAGAAGATTTACCCTCACTACCAACAGCGACAAAAACAAATTCTACATTTTTAAAACGACTATTAAGATACTCCCAATGGTCGGCAAAAGCGGTAAACAATTCGTGCCGTTGCCAAATACACGTTAAAACACCAACTCTAAATTTACTCATGTAGGTAGTTTGTGTAAAATGTATAGGACGCTTCGTCCATTGTTTGTTGGAGCAAAGATATATCATACTCTTTTGCTTCATAACGGTTAAGCCTATCGGTGTGATGCCGCCCACCACATAGCCCCGTACCGTGCTTTATGCCTATGCAGATATGCTCAGGTGGTTGAAAGGTTTTTTTATTCTGTATGTGATGCCATAAATGAATGTCCGTGTATGGCTCGTGGTCAGCACACCACTTAAACCCTAAATTTGGTTTGATTAGGGTACTCATTGCGCTCGATCTGCGCTTGTGGTTAAAAGTAAAACCTTTGTTCAAATGTAGGTTGTAATAAATGGTATAGTTAGTGCCGAATATATCGGGTTTGCCGTGTTTCTCCCATTCAGCAATCATAGTTTTTAAATAATCGGGCGAATACCAATCATCATTTTCCATTAACGCAATAACGTCAACGCCCTTTTTGCTCATATAATCATAACCGTATCTGTATCGCTTGGTAATATCGGGCTTGTTATCGGTTACTTTGACTTCATTCAAACCGACAATAAGCACCTCATCAGGCTGCAATGTTTGGTATTTCAACATCCGTTTGAAGTTGTTTAGAAACTTTGGTCGGTCGCCTCTATCGGGGCAAATCACACCTATTTTCATGTGCCTAATTTTCGGTAAAGGTAAATCAAAAACAGCGTTTAGCTAGTAATTTTGACGCAAAGCATAAATTAAATTACGCATACATGGCAATTTCAACAGCGGCTGGTTTAAGCCTAAAATCAAGAGTAACAGCGTACAAGATAACTAAAGGCTCGTTTCAGGATACAAGCCCTAACCTACCACAACGAATACTAATTTTAGGGGAGGCCAACACAGCGAACCAAGGCTCACTAGACACAACCGTAAGAAATGTTACCACTTTGCAAGAAGCTGGTCAGCAATACGGATACGGCTCTCCGATTTATTCAGCGATGCGTATTTTATTTCCTAAAGGAGGTTCAGGATTAGCTGGCATTCCAGTTGACATTATCGCACAAGAAGAACCAGGTAGTGCAACCGCAAAAGAAATTGAGATTACGCCCGTAGGCACAGCCACAGGAAACGGAACGCACTTTTTGACCATTGCAGGGCGTGAATCGTTAGATGCCGTGCCTTACGCAATCAACATCAATAAGGACGACACCGCAGCCGACATCACACAAAAAATTGAGGATGCTGTAAATAACGTGCTAGGTTGCCCGTTTAGCGCAGCATCAACGGATTACGAAGCCACTTTAACAAGTAAGTGGAAAGGTTTAACAGCCGATGAGTTGACTGTAACAGTTGACACGGGTGATGACACTTTGGGTATTACCTATACTTATAACGAAACAAGCGCAGGTTCAGGAACACCAAGTATTGCAGGCGCTCTTGATTTAATCGGGAACACTTGGTACACAATCGTAATTAACGGTTACTCGACAGAAACTACTACAATGGACGCTCTTGAAGCGTTCAACGGAATACCTGATCCAAACACACCGACAGGTCGTTATTCAGGAATCATATTTAAGCCTTTTATAGCGTTAACTGGCTCAACAGCGGATGACCCTAGTTCAATTACTGACGCGAGAAAAGACGATGTGACTATTTCAATTTGCCCAGCACCATTAAGCAAAGGACTTACGATTGAAGCCGCTGCAAATATGTGTTTCTTGTTTGCCCAGTCAAGCCAAAATTCACCAAACGTAGACATTGGGGGTCAGAGTTACCCAGATATGCCAACACCAACAGCAATCGGTTCAATGGCTAACTATAACAACCGAGACACGTTTGTAAAGAAAGGTTGTTCGACAGTTGACCTAGTAAGCGGAAGGTATCAAATTCAGGATTTCGTCACAACCTATCATCCAATAGGGGAAGACCCCGCGCAGTTTGCTTACTGCCGTAACTTGATGCTAGACTTCAATGTTAAATACGGGTACTTCTTGCTCGAAGTGATTAATGTAGTTGACAAGACATTGGCGGCTGATGGCGACTTTGTAGACGTGAATGGGTACATTAAACCTAAGCAGTGGAAAGCGATAATTAGAGCGTACATTGATGACTTGGTTCGTAGGGCATTAGTTGCCGATGCGGATTTTTCAAAGGACAGTATTCAGGTTTCTATCGGCGAGACAAACCCCGACAGACTAGAGACATTTTTCCGCTATAAGCGCACAGGAACAGCCCGTATATCTACCACAGATGCACAGGCAGGATTTAATTTCGGATAAACAATAAATAGAACATGGCAGCAATAGGAGGCGACATTCTTGAAATAACTTACAACCACCCAACATTAGGGCAGGGCGTACTACTCCCAAAAAGTAACGAATCATTTACATTAGACCTGGGCGGCTTTCGTTCAAATGACGATGCTAACATGATCGATGGTGGCGGTCAAATGATTGACCAAATTAACCGTGTGCGTTGGTCAGGCGAGGGAACTATTGCGGTGGACGAATTGCAGGAAACGCAAGAAAACATGACTGCATTAGCTGGCTCACCACAACTTGCCGACTGGACGTTTACACACGTAAACGGCACGGTTTACGGTGGTAAGGGAAAGCCAGTAGGAGACATTCAAGTAGACAAGAACGTAAACACAATGACTTTGAAAATAAGCGGTGGCGGTCTTGCGGAATTAATTTAAACCTCAAACATTAAATACTATGCAAGAAGGAGAAAAAGGGGTGGAAACGCCCGAAGGTGGAGTAACAAGGGAAGTTGCGGAAAAGGACATTAACCGATGGTTAGACTATCGTCGAATCCGTAAAAAGAAACGCGAAAAAAACGAGGACGGTATAAATGAACTTATCGAACTTGTAGAAGATGGTATTATTAGCGTTGATGAGGACTGCAATATTACCTTAGAGCTTCAACAGCCTATTAAAAATGCGACTGGATCAACAGCGGTTCAAAACTTAGTGTTTAAGCCACGATTGAAGCAGCAAGAAGTATCGAAGCATTTGAAGGGTGCAGGAACAGACGTAGATGCTAGAGTGTCGGCATACATTGCAGCGGCAACCGAGCAATCGAAGGGTGTATTGAGTAAGCTAGACGTAAGCGATTACAACATAGCACAGTCAATCGCTCTGTTTTTTTTGGTATAGACGAACGTGAACTGGACGCGGCAAATAGAAGTGTAGCACGTTCGAGAGGTTGGCCGCCAAGTGTGTTAACAGACTTGTATCTCGATAGGATAGATATTGAAGGTCTTTTTTACTGGTATGATGATGCCTTAGAAGAAGATAGACAAGTAAAAGAAAAAACAAATGGCGGCAACAAGTAGTGTTTCTACGAAGTTTACAGCGATTGACCAGTACACGGCAAAGGTCAAGCGTATGCAGGCCGCTACATCATCCTTTGCCACACGAGCGCAAACAGGATTAGCCAAAGCAAATCGAGGTTTTAGAAAGCTGACCAGCCCAATTAGAGCGGTTGGTCGTCAGCTAGGGCAGTTGGGTATTATTCTCGGTGCAACTGCAATCATTGGCGTTGTGGGGGGCGCAATCAATGTTTTTAAGGATTTTGAACAGGCCAACGCAAACCTTGCAGCGGTGCTGGGTAAAACGTCATCCCAAACAAAGGCACTTCAAAATAACGCTAAACAATTAGGTGCGACAACAGCCTTTACAGCTTCTCAGGTTACATCCTTACAAACAGAATTTGCCAAGTTAGGTTTTGCGGAACAAGAAATACTAAATTCAACAGAGGCAACACTGGCACTTGCAGCAGCGACTAAAACAGAACTACCACAAGCGGCTAAACAAGTGGGTGCAGCGGTTAGGGCGTTTGGGTTAGACGCGTCTGAATCTGCAAGAGTAGCGGATGTATTTGCGGCATCAACCTCAAAGAGTGCGCTCAACATGGAATTTCTCGACACAGCAATGTCGAAGGTTGCGCCCGTTGCTAATCAGTTTGGGTTTAGCATCGAGGACTCAACAGCGTTACTTGGTAAATTGGCAGACGCTGGATTTGATGCGAGTACAGCCGCCACTTCCACGCGAAGCATTTTATTGAATCTTGCGGACGGAAACGGGAAGTTAGCTAAAGCACTTGGAAAACCCGTTAAAACATTACCTGAACTGACCAAAGGATTGACCGAGTTGAGGGAACGCGGTGTTGATCTAAACTCGATGCTCGGTCTTACGGATAAAAGGTCGGTTGCGGCATTTGCTACATTCTTAGAAGGTGCGGAAGGTGTCGATAAGTTAGGCAAGGCTTTGGAAGGTGCTGGAGGTACGGCTCAAAAAATGGCCGAACAACAACTTGACACTTTGGATGGTAGCCTGACAAAGCTAGGCAGTGCATACGAAGGCTTTATTTTAAGTATGGAGGATGGCACTGGCACTTTTGGTAAAACACTCAGACTTATTGTTGATACGGCTACGGAAATGCTATCATTAGCTAGTGGCACGGCAACAGCCGCAGGAGAATTAAGTGAAAAAGAAAAACTAATACGTGGTTATGCTCAGACAGCAATAACTTGGTTGAAAATACTTGGTTTAATTGCTGGCGCATTTATCGCTATAAAGTTAGCTTTAATAGTGGCAAATACTGCAATGGCTGCTTGGAATTTAGGGGTTAAAGCTGTAACGGCAGCTCAATGGCTTTGGAACGCAGCGATGTCGGCAAACCCAATAGGATTAATAATCTTAGGTATAGCAGCATTGATAGGGATAATCGCAATAGTTATCGCCAAGTATGACGAATGGGGTGCAGCTTTATCTTTTGTTCTTGGTCCACTAGGGATGATTATAAACCTTATTCAATCCTTTCGGAGAAATTGGGATTTGATTAAAAAGGCTTTTACACAAGAGGGCATTGTCGGAGGTCTTAAAATGATCGGAAAAACAATTCTTGATTCAATACTAATGCCTTTACAGCAACTTCTTGAAGTACTAGCGTCCGTCCCTGGCGTTGGTGGATTTGCGCAAAGTGGCGCGGATGCCTTGGCTAATTTTAGAGAAGAACTAGGCGTTAATGTAGGTGGAGAATCACAAGGTAATGAAGTCACGAACCCAAGGGCAAGACAAAACGAAACATTTAGTAGTTTCTTAGAGCGTTCAATGACAACAAACACCTTAAAAATTAAAGACGAGACTGGTCGCGCTGAAATGGAAGAGGAAAATAGCGGCATCCCTATTATAACAACTTCAACAGGAGGAGCTTAATGGTCGAAGATTTAACCATAACGGAAACTGGAAGCGGTGGAGACTTGGTGCTGCAAGGTAATAACCTAAGCACAACGACCAGCCTTTGGAATATGCCATACATCGCATTGTTTGGTGGCAACGTTCAGCAGCTAACCCCGACTGACAGACCCGAAGGAGAACAGCAGTTTGATTGGTGGGGTAATAGTGCGTTAATACCAAACGACACTGAACTGCAATATAACAGCCGAACGGAAAAGGCACTAAACGAAACTTCGCTAAACAGCGCAGGGCGAATAAAAATACAGCAGGCGGCGCAAAAAGATTTAGAATTTATGTCGTCTTTGGCCGATGTAACTGTAACGGTTACATTGACGGGGGTCGATAGGGTAAAAATAGAAGTACAATTAATTGAATTAGAAACAGAATCATCAAACCTTGTATCATTCCTTTGGGATGGGACAAAAGCCGAGGTAGTTGAGCAAAAGCAAGTGGGAAATGTAACCCCTCCACTTGTTTGGATATTGACCGATGGGATTTGGGAAGATAGGGGTTTTTGGGAAGATAACGAAAACTGGATAGACTAATGGCACAAATAAATAACGGAGAAACTGGATTAAGTGCGCGTACAAAAATAAATGAAAGTATCGCGAAAACTGATCAAATTACCGATGTGGGTGGGGGTGTAATACCTTCATCAGCACAGTTGAGTAAAGTTGACAACATCACAGATGTCGGTGGGGGGGTGATACCTTCATCTGCGCAATTGACTAAATTAGACGGCATTGAAGATGGTGCGCAAGTTAATGACCAAATTGAGTTATACGTAGGGAAATTAACATCAAGTGGCACGAGTATAT